CGGCCGACAACTCCATGGCGTGCTCGGCCTACACGGCCTGCATCCGCGTCATCTCTGACGCTGTGAGCTCGCTGCCGCTGCACGTCTACGAGCGGCTGCCGAACGGCGGCAAGGCCAAGGCACCGGCGAACCCCGTCTATCGGCTCCTGCACATGCAGCCGAACCCGTGGCAGACGGCACAGGAGTTCCGCGATTGGATGACCGGGATGTATCTGCACTACGGTGCGTCATACGCGGAGATCCGCCCAGGTGCTCGAGGTGCAGTCTCGGAGCTGTGGCCGCTGCACTCCTCGCGGATGGAGGCCGAGCGGCTGGAGGACGGCACGGTGCGGTACAGGTACCGCGAGCCGAACGGCCGGCAGACGGTCTACAGCCAGGAGCAGATCTTCGCCCTGCGGTTCACGACCGAGGACGGCATCAAGCCAGTGCCGACGTACCAGTTGTTTCGCAACGCCATCGGCCTGGCACAGGCCCTTGAGTCTCACGGTGCCACCTACTTCGGCAACGGCGCCCGGCCCGGCATCGTGCTGGAGTCGGACAACCCGATCCCGGCCGAAGCGTCCGAGCGGCTTCGGGAGCAGTGGGAGCGGATGCACCGCGGGCCGGACCGTGCACACCGCACGGCGGTCTTACCGAACGGCGTGAAGGCTCACGAGCTCAGCGGCAGTAACGAGGCGGCGCAGTTCCTGGAGACTCGGCAGTACCAGGTCATCGAAATCTGCCGGGCGTTCCGTGTGCCGCCGCACATGATCCAAGACCTGACCCGGTCGACCTATTCGAATATCGAGGTACAGGGGACGGAATTCGTCCAGCACTGCCTGCTGCCGCACCTGAAGCGATGGGAGGCGGCCATCAGCCGTGACCTCATCGTGGACGACGAGCGTTATTTCGCCGAGCACAGCGTGAGCGGCCTCCTGCGTGGTGATCACGCCAGCCGGTCGGCCTACTACGTCTCGGCCCTGCAAAACGGCTGGATGACGATTAACGAGATCCGCGAGCTTGAGAACCTGAACCCGATCGGGCCGGAGGGAGACAAGCACTTTGTGCAGCTGAACATGACCACGCTGGACAAGGTTGGCGAGGAGCCGGCCGCGGACGCGATGCCCGAGCCACCGGTCGAGGACGAGGAAAGCCCAGCCGACGACACCGAGGACCAATCCGAGGAGGACGCTACCGATGGAAATTGAACGCCGCGACTTCGCCTTTGAAGACGAGCAGGAACTGATCGTCGAGAGCCGGGCCGACGGCCGGGCAGCCATCATCGGATACGCTGCGGTCTACAACCGGCTGTCGCTCGACCTGGGCGGTTTCCGTGAGGAGATCCTGCCCGGTGCCTTCGACAAGATCCTGAGCCGCCAGCGGGGCCGCCAGGACGTTGTGGCGCTGTTCAACCACGACAGCAACATCGTGCTAGGCCGCACGTCGAGCGGCACGCTCGAGCTCTCGTCCGACGACAAGGGCCTGCGGTACGTTGTGACGCCTCCCGTGAGCCGTGCCGACGTGATGGAGTTGATCCAGCGGCGTGACGTTCGCGGCTCGTCGTTCGCTTTCACGGTCGACAAGGCGGGCGAGGGCTTTCGCCAGGGCGAGGACGGCAAGGCCGTGCGGCAGATCCGCGAGGTGTCGGGCCTCTACGACGTGGGGCCGGTTCTGGTTCCCGCGTACCCCAGCACCTCGGCCGGCGTGGCGATGCGTTCGTACGAGGCGTGGCTGGCTTCGCAGGCGCAGCCCGAGGCCGAGCCGGTGGCGGTGGTGCGTCGGTCTCTTGCCCGTGATGCGGCAGCAGCCGCGGTTCTGAGGCTTCGCCGTGTCTGACGCACGCTGCACCTGCGGCGAAAAGTTGCGCTGCCGTTCCAGCCGTCCGGTCGGTGACGAGCGGCAGCGGTACCTGCGCTGCCCGAGGTGCGGCGCGCGTGCTGTTGCGTTTGTGAAAACAACACTTTCTGGCGTTCGCTTCTGCAAGGTACCCCGTCCCTAGTGGCACCGTGGACTCCATCGGCAATACCGCCGCAGGAGTCTCACGACACATGGACAACCTCAAGAAGCTTCAGGACGAGGCGGCTGCCCTCGCCAACCGGATCGACGCCGTGCGGGCCATCGAAGGCGACGCGGACAAGATCGCCGAGCGCGACCTCGAGCTCGAGACGCTGACGGCCGACGCCGCCAAGCTCTCCAAGAAGATCGACTTCGAGAAGAACGTGGCCGAGTCGGCCAAGAACCTGCGAGCGGTTGTCGACCGCTGCACGCCTGCCCCCGAGGTGACCGAGGAGCGGAGCGAGAAGGCCCGCGTCGAGGCGGTTCCGTTCTCGGGCCGGCTGCGTGCGTTCGGCAAGGCCGAGGACGCCTACAAGGCGGGCATGTGGTTCAAGGCGAAGAGCGGCGACGCTCACGCCAAGCGGTGGTGTGAAGACCACGGCGTCGAGGTGCGTGCCCTCGGTGGTGCGTCCGGTGGCGGTGCGAGCTTCGTTCCCGACGTGCTGTCGAGCACCGTTCTGCGTCTCGTCGAGCAATACTCGGCGTTCGCACAGAACGCCACGTCGATCCAGATGCCCAGCGACGTGGTGCTGTTCCCGAAGCGCACGGCAGGCAACTCGGCGGCATGGATCTCGGAGAACTCCGCGATCACTCCGGCCGATCCCAACGCCACCCAGGTCACCGTGACGGCCAAGAAATTGGCGGCGGCCGTGGTCATCTCGTCCGAGCTGCTTCAGGACTCGATCGTGTCGATCGCCGACTGGGTGGCTGCGGAGCTGGCCCTCGGCATCAGCAACGCCGTGGAAACGGCTGCGTGGCTCGGCAACCCGAGCAGCGCTCCGGGTGTCGCGGGCATCGTGACTTCGCACGCTGGCGGTCTGCTCAAGACCACCACGGCAGACACGGTGACGACCTACGACTACGCGGCGTCGCTCGTGGCCGCGGCCGGCGACACGCCGGACGAGGTGACCAAGGCGAACCTGCTCGCGATGATGGCTGCGGTCCCGCAGCATTCGAGAGCGGGAAGCAAGTGGTTCGTGAGCCCGTACTTCTTCGCGACCTGCATGCAGGCTCTCGACCTGAACCAAGGTGGTTCGGTCGGCCTGTCGCAGGGCCTCGGCCTCACGTTCCTCGGCTCGCCGGTCGTGTTCACCGACCAGCTTCCGGGCAGCGACGATGCCACCGGCAAGGTCATGGCCCTCTACGGCGATCTGGCCAACTCCTCGATCTACGGCACCCGTGCGGGCCTGGAGATCCAGAGCAGCGACCAGGTCAACTTCTTGTCCGATCAGACCGTCATCCGTGCGATCGCTCGGGTGGGAATTTCCCACCACACGATCGGCAGCTCGACGGTCGCCGGCCCGGTCATCGCCCTGCGTGGTGTCTGATCCAGCTTGACAGCAGTGCAATCCTGAACGGGCGGTTCTCACGCGAGAACCGCCCGTTCTCTTTTGGAGTTTGCCTGTGCTTATCAAGGTCGGCGGCACCGAGGTCGAGATCCGTGCGGAAGCGATTCTGTCTGGCCCGAGGTTCGGCCCTTTGGCCAACCTGTTCGGCTGGGCACAGGCCCTGATGCCACTCGGCATCCGGCCCACGCTCGGCCAGGGTGCGTTCTGGTCCCAGGTGCTTACTCGCATGATGGAACAGTTCGTCGACCAGTGCGAGTACATCATCACGCTCGACTACGACACGTTCGTTTCCCGGCAGGACATCGAGCAGCTGTTTGCCATGGCGCTGGCGTTTCAGTGTGACGCACTCGCGCCGCTGCAAGTGAAACGGGAAGACGGGCGGCCGATGCTCACGCTCTTGGGCACGCTCGACAATCCGCCAGAGGGCGGTGCCAGCACCCTGCCGGCCACATGGTTTGCCGAGCCTGTGCAGCAAGTCGATAGCGCCCATTTCGGCTGCACGATCATCTCGACCGCGGCCCTCAAGCGAATGAAGAAGCCGTGGTTCTGGGAAGAGCCAGACCCACAGGGCAGCTACGGCGAAGGCCGCGTGGACTCGGACATCGGCTTCTGGCGCACGTGGCGAGACTCGGGCAACAAGGTTTTCGTAACGCCGCGAGTGTCAATCGGGCACGGAGAGTACGTCGTGACCTGGCCGGGCCGCGATCTCGGCAAGCCTGTTTTTCAATACACGGGCGATTGGATGCGGGCGAACAAGGCACCCGAAACTGCATGGAGCGTAGGACAATCGTGAAACTGAAGTTTGTACGGTCGTGGCGTTCCTATTGCTCCGGCCAGACGGTCGACATACCCGGCGGCCTGGCCGCTGAACTGATCGCCCGAAAGGTGGCAGTCGAGGACAAGCAAAAGTCGTTGATTGAAACCGCTGCTGTCGAAACGCCAGTTAAGACGGCCGACGCCACGCCACGCAGGAAAAGCAAGCGATGACGTACCGCAGCCTCACCAGATCGTCTCAGCCTGTCGTGGAGCCCGTGACCATCACGGATGCCAAGGCCCACCTGCGCGTCGACACCGACGCTGACAACACCTACATCATGGGTCTGGTGGCAGCAGCTCGAGCATGGGTCGAGGAGTACCTGGACCGCTCGCTGGTGCACACGCAGTGGACCATGCGGCTGGACGGCTTCCCGCCGAACGGCCTGGACAACCTCGAGCTGCCGAGGCCGCCGATGGCAACCGCCTCGGCCGTCTCCGCGGTAGCGATCACGTACACCACCGAGACCGGTGCCGTGGTCGTGTTTCCATCGCACGAGTACCGGGTCGACCGGAACTCCACGCCGGGC